ACAGTTAGCTGACTACTTTATGATTGGCAAAGAAACACTTCAGCAGATATTTAAACGTGATGCTGAAGCACTCGGTATGTATAAAAAAGGTCGTTCAAAAGCAATTGTTGATGTGGCTGGTTCTTTGTTAACTAAAGCTCGTGAGGGTGATACTGCTTCTGCTATTTTCTACCTTAAAACTCAAGCAGGTTGGCGTGAAGTTTCTCGCGATGAAGTTGAACAAAGTAATTCAGAGATTACTGGAATTAGGTTAGTTAGTTGATAAAAGACGTTAATGTTCTTGAACATCAAAGAGATTTTATTGAAAGTCTTAACCCAACTACTGGATTAGTTGCTGGATTTGGTGCTGGTAAGAGTTATGCTGGTACGTTAAAGACAATCATTAAGAAGCTACAATATCCAACTGTTAAGGTTGCTTATTACTTGCCTAATTATCCATTGATACGTGATATTGCTTTTGAGAAGTTCCCAGAGATGTGTAACGATTTAGGTCTGCATTATCAGCTGAACAAATCAGATAAAGAATTAATAATCAAAGACTTCGGCACTATTATTTTTCGTAATATGTCAGAACCAGAAATGATTATTGGTTATGAGGTTGGCTATTCATTGATTGATGAGTGCGATGTTATGCCTAAGCATAAGATGGATAAAGCATTCAAACAGATATTGGCTCGTAATCGTGCTACTTTGCCCGACAAATCACCAAATCAAGTTGACTTAGTTGGAACGCCAGAGGGTTATAGATTTTATTACAATCTAATGGTTGCGAATAAGCCAGATAATTACAGATTGATTAAGGCAAAAACAATGGATAACCCACATTTGCCAGAAGATTATATTGAAACATTAAAAGAAACCTATGATGAGAAGCTTCTTCAACAATATTTGCTTGGTGAGTTTATTAATGTTAATGGTAGTGCCGTTTATCATCAGTTTAATCGTGATGTCCATGTTTGTGATAACATCGATATTAATCCAAGCATTCCGCTCATAATCACATTTGACTTTAACATCAACCCATATAATGCTATTTACTTGATTCAAGTGATAGATGGCAAGGTAACGGTGATTGATAATGCGATTATTAAAGGTAAGCCTTTAGTTGATTCGCTTGATTATTTAAAAGAAAAGTTCTCACATCTTGGTGCTTCATTGTTTAGTGCTACGATATATGGTGATGCTGCTGGTAAGGCACGTTCACAAGGCACAGCACAAACTAACTATGACTTGATTAAGAATGCTGGTTTTCACAAGATGAAAATTAAGACCGCAAACCCAAGAATACAAGACCGAAACAATGCTTTTAATTCAATGTTGCGAAACGGTGCTGGTTCTGTTAATATTGCGATATGCTCTCGCAATCAAGAATTAATTACTGATTTAGAGCAGATGTCATACAACGACAAGGGCGAAGTAGATAAATCCAACCAAGATTTAACTCACTCGGTAGATTCGGTGGGATATTATATAGAATATGAACACAGTTTAAATAAAGCTGAGGTTCGTAATATTAGAATGGAAGTAGGATAATATGATTATTAACAAATACCCGTCAAATGACATTAGGTCAAATATATTGAGTGGCGAAACAAACCGAATTACTAAATTTAACAGACGTTATAAAATGTATAACGATAATTTTAGTGAACAAGTTATTCATAAACTTGGAAAAATATACAGAGCATTTGCATTATTAAAGCTAGATGTTCAGCTAAATACTAACAACAACATATACAAGCAAGTTGTTAATGACATTTCTAATGTGTACAGTTTTGGCGTAAATAGAACATTTGAATCAGATGCTGCTCAAGAATTGTACAATGATTTACGTATTGACAAAACAATGGCTCAAGCCAATAGGTATATGAATGCCTTTAATGATGTCTTAATACAAGTTAGCTGGGATTTTGATAAGCAAATACCAAAGATTATGTTGCGATTACCGCATCAAACAGAAGTCGGTTATAACCAAGGTGAAGTTAATTGGGTAGCGTATTTTGTTGAAATGACTGGCACAGATAATAAGACTGAACGCTGGGCGTATTGGTCTGATACTGAGCATTATTACATTGATAAACAAAACGGTAATGAAAAGATTGTAGCAATTGAAGATAACGAAGAAATGGTAAACCCATTCGGTGTATTGCCTTTCGTGTTCTTACATAATGGCTGGAGAGATGAAGAGTTCTGGGATGCTTATACTGGAGATGATTTAACTAATGGAACGATTGATTTATCAGTTCACCGTACATTCTTAAACCATATTATCAAGACTCAATCATTTAAGCAGCTAATTGGCAAGGGTGATAATATATCAGAGTTAAAAGGTAAAGTATTAGACCCATTGTCTATCTTAACCCTTACTGGTCAAAATACAGAGATTGATGTTCTAGACTTACAATCTAATTATGAGCAACTACACAAAACAATTCAAGAGTTAGCTAATGAGATTGCTGTTAATTATGGCATCAGTCCAAATCAGTTTAGAATGACTGGTCAAGTATCTTCTGGATTTGCTCTCCAGATGGAAAATTTAAAATTAGATAAATTCACTCAAGAACAACAACAAGACTTTAGAGTTTATGAGCGTGAATTGTTTAATATGATTAAATTAGTTAGTGAAACGTATGGTGTTAATTATGGCAATAGCGATTTAATTATTGACTTCGGTGAGCCAAAATATCCAACATCAACCCAAGAACAAATTAACATTGACCAGCAGTCAATTGATTTAGGTTTAATTTCACCGCACAAGATATTGATGCGTGAGAACCCAGACTTAACTGAAGAAGATGCAAGAGTTCAAGTTGATGATAATATTAACGCACGTAATGAAATGTTAAACAAAGTTAAAACGGGTGGCTCATTGAATGATACTATGGCTGCTTTAGGTATTAATGCCAACACTTGATGCAATATATAACCAATCCCAAGCTGATATTGATAAATTTATCAAACAGTTTGACGGTGAGGTTGAAAAAATCTTTGAAAGTGTTAGAAGAATTGCCACAGCTAACCTTGCTGGATTAAGTCCAGATGATGTCCTTGAATATGAGTTTGTATGGCGTGAATCATTAAAACAAGCTGGATATTATGATTTAATTAATGAGTTAATAGATAAGCAGTTTGACTCTATTTACGCTGGAACATTACAAGCGTTTGATGCTGGTGGTTTAGCGACTGCCTTTACTGCTGATGATGCTGTAAAGATTCAGATGCTTAAACAAATGAAACGTGATTTCTTTATCAGACTTGGTGATGATGTTGGTTTAGCTGTTAAGCGTGAATTGTACAAATACGTGATATCAGATGCTTCTGTTGACACAATTGCTGCTGGAATTGCTCAAACTTTAGATGGTTCTAATTTAGCTAAGTATTCACAAACATACGCAAGAACATCTATCCAAGAATTTCAACAAGAAGTGATTGATTTACGTGCTGCTGATATTGATGATGGTGTTTGGGTTTATGTGGGCGTTAATGATGGTAGAACTAGAGATTTTTGTCGCAGAGTGCTAAATGATAACTCTTGTTATAACGATAGTGAAAAATCAAGAATAGAAAGCGATCAAGATAGAGCATACAACTGCCGTCATAGGTTTTATAAGATGAGTAAAGAGGAAGCTGAGGCAAATGGGTATTCGTGTTAAAAAAATGCCTAATTTCGGCAAATATACAAAGCGTATAAAAAACTCTAATAGCAATTTATATTCAATTACTGAAAGTGTTATTGTTGGAATTATTAAAAGAACCCAATCTGGTAAAGATAAAAACTCGAAAGGCTTTAAACCATATTCAAAAAGTTATGGTAAGACTGGCAGAGTAAATTTAACGGATAAAGGCTCAATGCTTCAATCTATAACGCGTAAAAAGATTAAAGATGGTGTAAGATTGTATTTTGGTAGTTCAAATGAAAATAGCAAGGCTTACGGTAATCAAGTAACATATAAACGTAAATTCTTTGGGATTGATAAAAAACAAATGAAACACATTAAAGAACGACTTGGAAATTTTATTGTGAAAACAACAAAATAGTGTTATTATTAAAACAACTTTTATATAAAAGAGGTAAATGTTATGGCTGACGAGCAAAAAACGGCAGAAGTTGATACTCCTACAACTGAAAATAATGAGGTGGTTATATCGCAATCTAAACTTGATAAACTGATTGATAAGGGTTACAGCAAAGGTGCTACCAGAGCTAAATCCGAATTAGCAGAACAATTAGGGGTAGATTCAATTGAACAAGCGAGAGAATTGATTAACGCGAAGAAAGAAGCTGATGAAGCTAATAAGTCCGATTTGGACAAAGCTGCTGAACTGATTAATACGCTTAATGCAAGGATTGAGGGCTTGGAAAGCAACAACAATCAAATGAAGTCCGATATGGAAATTCAAAAGGTTGTTAATGCAAATGGTATTAATGATGCGGATTATTTTAAGCACTTAATGGCACAAGCTAGTGCTGGTGAGGACTTTGAACAAGACACATTCATTGAACAATTGAAAGGCGAAAAGCCTTATTTATTTAATAATGGAGTTGATAGCCAACCAAAGAGAGTAGATGCTACTTCTAATAAAGCAACATTAAATGCTGCTGATAGGATTAAATCTACAACATCAATGGCTGAACTATACAGACTCCAAGATGAAATTACATAGGAGTAATTAAAATGGCTGTAAATACAAAAGCACTACTTTCTGATTCGGTAGTAGATTTAATGAATCAAGCGGTTATCCTTTCGGGTAACTCATATAACAAAGTTGATGCGTATGCTACTATCAGACAAGACGATATGGCATCATCAATCGCGTTCACAGTATTCTCAAGAATGGCAGCGGCAACAACTGCTTTGACTGATGGTACTGAAGCTTCATCAACAACAATGACTGACACTAAAGTTACTTTGACTATGGCAGAGTACGGTGCGGTTATTACATCAACATCATTAGCAAACATTGCTACTGCTGGTAAAGCTGATTTGGCTTCTGCTGAATTAGTTGGTGTTAACCTTGGTGAAACAACTGATACTTTAGGTCTAAGCGTTCTTGAAGCTGGTTCTAATACTATCGCTGCTGATACTTCTGGCACTTTAGATAAACTAGACTTACGTGAAGCATATACTGCTTTGGCTAATGCTGGTATCGCTAAGTTTGACGATGGTCGTTATGTAGCGTTTGTTAATCCATCTCAAGTTTCTGACTTGAAAGACGATTATATTCCAATCGCTCAAAACACTTCATTAGAAAGTGCTACTAGCGGAATGGTTGGCTCATTAGAGGGCTGTACTATCGTTGAAGATTCTAACGTTACTGCTGGTACTTGTGTTGTATTTGGTAAAAATGCACTTGGTAAAGCTGTCGCTAAAGCACCATCATTAGTAATTAAAGAAGGTTCTGATAATCTTGGACGTACAGTTAACATTGGTTGGTATGGCGTAATGAGTTATGGTGTTATTGACCAAAACGCTCTACGTGTAGTTACTGGTTGTTAATATGGCTAAAACAGTAGCAAGCAAGGCTAAAGCAGTCGTCAAAAAGGCTACTGCTAAGTCGTATAAATTGAAAGCTGTTTCTGATGGCTCTCATGGCATTGATGGCGGTATCTACACCTATAAGGCTGGTGATATCGTTACTTTATCTAAGAAAGCACATTACGAGTCTATGAAAGACTTGGCGTGTTTTAGCGAGGTATAACAATGTCGTGGGTGCTTAAAAATGCAGACATTATTGCGGCACTACCAATTCTAGCTGACCACTATGAAAAAGCTGATTCTGGCTCAACTACTACACTTGTATCTGGTCGTTTAACCGACTTAGTTCAAGCGGAAATAGTTGGTGCTACTATTGCCTTTATTACTGGTGATAATGCTGGAAATGATGCGACTGTTACTTCTTATACTGATTCAACTGGTACATTCGGTTTTGATGCGGTATCTAATGCGGTGGATTCATCTACTGGGTTTGGTATCGTTTATCTTGATTACACAACTTATATTGATAGAGCTTATGACATTATCAAGAATGAGTTACGTAATAAAGGTCTAGACATTGATTTATTTTTAACAACTGCTCAATTGAAAGAACTTCATTTGACCAAGACGTTAGAATTAATTTGTATGGCTAAACGACAAGATGCTGATACTGATGATATTTATCACGAATCATATT